CCTCACCGCGATCGAGGAGCGTGCGCAGCTGCAGGCGCTGCAGCTTCGCCTGGCGAAGCTCGAGTCGCAGCCGATGTTCGAGACCCGCGCTCCGAAGGCCGCGACCCTCGGCGACGCGAACGACCGCAGCAGCGAAGCGTACGCGCAGCGTTGGCTGAACGCCGTGATCCGCGGCGACTCCCAGGAAATGCGCGCGCTCTCGACCGGCACCTCGGGCGCCGCGATCCCGACCGACCTTGAGCGCCGGATCATTAACAAGCTGCAGATGTCGAATGTGCTGCGCAGCATGTGCCCGATCACCACGATCGACTCGAAGCGGACGATTTCGGTCGAGGGCTCGCTGCCGACCACGAACCTCGTCGCCGAGGCCGGAACGATCACCGCGACCGATCCGTCGTTCGGCACTGCGATCTCGGTCGTGCCGTACAAGTATGTCACCGCGACCAAGATGAGCCAGGAGTTCATCGAGGACGCCATCGGAAACGGCGGCATCGGCTCGGGCCTTCAGTATGTCGCCGACAAGTGCGGCCTCTCGATCGGCCTGAAGCAGGAGGAGGCGTACACGATCGGCACAAACAGCTCGCAGCCGGAAGGCATCGCGGGCTCGTCGGCGAACACGAAGCTCGTGGCGGCTTCGCAGGTCACCGACCTCGGAGGCTCGGCGGTCACGACTGTGACCGGCGACAATCTGATCGACACCGTGCACCTCGTTCCGCCGCAGTACCGCAGCTCGCCGCGGTTCTCGTGGCTGATCTCGGACACCTTCCTCAAGACGGTGCGCAAGATCAAGGTGAACACCACCGACTATGTGTGGAAGGTCGGCAACGAGGGCGGCATCACCAACGGCGCGCCCGGCACCATCTACGGCGTGCCGTACCGCATCGGCCAGTATGTGCCGACCGCGACCACGAACAACAATGTCTTCGCCGTCGTGGGCGACTTCAACTACTTCGAAATCTTCGACCGGACCGGCATCACCTCGATGATGGATCCGTACTCGGCGGCGTCGACTCACGAGACCACGCTGTATGTGTACACGCGCACGGACTCGAAGATCACGCTCGCGAACGCGTTCGCCGCGATCACCTGCTAAGCCATCTTCTTCCGACGCCCAGGGGGGGCGAAAGCCCCCCCTAGGGTCTTATGACCATCCCGCTCCTAACGATCAAGTCGGCCTTGAAGGTCGACTACGACGACGACGATCGCGAGCTGACGAGGCTTCGCGAAGCTGCCATGTCTTTGATCTCGAGGAACACGGGCCTCGCGCTCGAGGTGCAGGACTCGACGCTGTACCTGGTCGAGTGGCGCGACACCACCTTCCCCGTGCAGCCGTTCCAGTCGGTCGCAAGCGTGAAGTACACGACGGGCGCGGTGCTCACGACGATGCCGAGCACCGACTACTGGATCGACCGCAGCGACGCGCTGCCCGTGCTGCGCTTCCTCGAGCAGCCCGGACGCGACGAGGGCACCGCGATTCTCGTGAGCTACAGCGTCGGCTACGCGAACCTCCCGCCCGAGGTCGTGCACGCGTGCATAAGCCTGATCGGGCATTGGTATAACAACCCAGAAGCGTCGCAGCCGATCTCGATGTCGACCGTGCCGCTCGGCCTCCAGTACATCCTCGAGTCGATCACGACGAAGGCAGCGATCCGATGATCTCGGCCGGCCGACTCAAGTGGCTTGCGACCGTGCAGACGCCGTCGACCTCGCAGGACGCGCTCGGCATGCGCGTGGAGACCTGGACAAGCGGCGCGAGCTTCCGGGCCGACCTCCGGAACGACTCCGGAAACGAGACCTCCTACGCCGACGGCGTGGCCGTCCTGAAGAGCTACGAGGTCCGCGCGCGATGGCAGGCCGTCCAGGGCGCAGGCCTCACCGAGGTCGACCGACTCTCGATCCGCGGAAAGACCCTGCGCGTCAACGCCATTCGCAACCTCGACGAGGCCGACCGCGTGGCCGTGATCGACTGCACGGAGGTCGTATGAGCCTCGAGAGCGCCGTGCGCGCCATGCTCACCGCGGGCACCACGATCAACCTGGTGCCCGACGCCCGCATCACGCACGGCTACCGGCTCCAGGACACCGCGCTGCCGGCGATCACCTTCGAGGTCGCCCAGTACACCGTCGAGGGCATCGGCTCGTCGCCGATCAGCCGGTGCGACATCGAGGTCCGCTGCGTGGCCGAGGCGACCGTCGACGCGCTCGCGATCGCCGCGCAGGTCCGTTCGGCGTGCGTCGCCGGCACTTACGACGGCATTGTCTTCTCGGCCGTGATCGACACGGGCGGCAGCGCCGACGCCGCGACCACGGCCGACGGCGACGAGTCGCTGCCCGCCGAATACGCGCAGACTTTCACGATCTACTACACGGAGTAAGTCATGGCACTGAGCACCAAGGTCTCGAGCATCACATGGAACTCGCTCACGATCACCTCGTGCGGTTCGTTCACGATCAGCAACAACCGCGAAACGGTCGATGTCACCGAGATCGGCTCGAACACGCGCGCCTTCATCTCGACCGTGCAGACCGCGACCGCATCGTGCGAAATCTTCTACGATCAGAGCGAAAGCTCTACCGCAGCGCTCGAGGCCGCGATTGGCACCGGGTCGGCCGCGACCCTCGTCGTGACTGTCACGACTGGGCAGACCTACACGGCCTCCGCGATCGTGACGCGGTTCGAGATCACCGGCTCGGCCGGAGATGTCGTGCGCGCGGCCGTCGACTTTCAGCTCACCGGAGCAGTGACGGTCGCATGAGGTCGATTCGAGACGCGCTCTCTCTTGCGGATCATCGCACCGAGCTGTGCGGTGCGGTGGTCACGCTTCGCCGGCCGTCGGCGCTCGACCTCGTCGAGGCGATCGAGGTCTCGCAGAAGGAGCCCGGCAAGCTCTTCGCGTGGCTTGCCTGGCGCCACCTGATCGAGGACGGCAAGCCCGTGTTCGCCTCGCTCGAAGAGGCGCTCGCGGCCGACGGCCTCACGGTGCGCAAGATCGGCGAGGCCGCGGAGGCGCTCTACAGCGAAGGCCGGGACTGAGCCAGGCCGCGCGCGGCGTGCTCCGCGCGGCCACGAGATACCTGAGCACGGATCTTGCTCGCATCCCTGTCGCGCTGATCAATCACGAGCTCGACATCCCCGACTGGGAGGCAATCCGTGGCGAGATTCGTAAAGCGAAGGGAGCGGCTCGAGGCGCTGAAGTCGGCGGGCGCGTACACGGTCCAGTTCAGCTATGACCCGGATGACATCCGCGACATGCGGAAGCTCGTGCAGTCGTACCCGGTGAAGATGCGCAAGAAGGTGATTCGCCGCGCGCTCGTGCGGTGGTGCTCTCGCGTCGAGGCGCGTGCTCGAGCGAATGCGCACCCGAACGCGACCCGCACGAAGGCGAACCTGTTTCACAAGGTGCGCGTGTACAAGCGCGCCGTGTGGGGCGCCGTCGGCGTGCGTACGGGAATGGTGCAGCCTGGGCAGGAGCTGAAGGGCCGATACGGCGACATGCTCCCGGGTTGGCGCTCGCACCTCTACGAAGTCGGCTGGCGTCCGTATCCGAAGCTGTGGGACAATGACCGCGAGAAGCGCAAGGGCAAGGGCCGAGGATGGCGCAAGGGCCTGCGCAAGCGCACGGCCGGCGTGGCGCGCATATACCGGCTCGAGTACATGTCGGCCGGCTACCGCGCGGAGAAGGGCAATCTGCGCGCTGCGCTCGTCTACGAGATCGGTCTCGACACGCGCAAGATGAACCGCAAGTCGGCGATCGCTGCCAAGAAGGCGCAGCTCGCCGCGAACCGTGCCGCACGCATGCGCAAGCGTGGAGAGAATGCGGCCAAGCGATTCCGAAACGCAGAGATGCGCGCACGCAAGCAGGGAGGTTTCATATGAGCGACAAGATGCCGGCAGTAAAGGTGCCTGTGACCGTCACGACCGAAGGCGTGAGCAAGGGCCTGAAGGACACCGAGGCGAAGATCGCGGCGAGCGCTCAGCGAATCCAAAAGACGCGCGCCGCCATGACTCCAGCGCTCGGCGCTCTCGGCGGCGGGCCGATCGGCGGCGTGCTCGGTGGGATCGGCGGCATGGGCGCGGGCGGTGGCATGGCTGCCGTCATGCTCGGCGCCGTGCTCGCGCCTGTGCTCGCGATCACGAAGACCTTCGATTCAATGGTCACCGCGGCGCAGGGCGCCGGCGAGGCGCTCGCGAAGTTTCAGGCAACCGGAGAACTTGCGGCCGGGATGAACAGCGTGATGCTCGAGCGGCTCGCAAAGGTCGAGGCGCGCACGAAGGGGCTTGGAGAAATGCCGGGATTTGGTGCCGGCGTCGCGTTCGGCACGGGCGGCGAGAAGACGCTGATGGAAGAGTTTGCCGTCGAGATCAAGAAGTTCCCGACGATGTTCGGCGCCTACCTCGGGAAGTTGTTCACGGCCGAAGGCACGCTCTCGGAAAAGGTCGGCCAGGCGCTCGCAAGCGCGTACGGCGCGGTCGGCACCGAGGGACAGGCGCAATACTTCGAGGCTTCGATGCGTGACCCGCGGCTGCGCAGCCGGCTGCACGAGAACCTCACCGCGTACATGGACGATCCCCGCAGCGCCGCCCAGGTGCGCGAGCTCCGCAAGATCAACCGGAACCTCTCCTAATGGCGACCACGACGAACTTCACCTACAACCTGCTCTCGAGAAACACGCAGGAACCGACGCTCGAGTCTGAAGGCGTGATCACGATGGAGATCGTGGTGCAGAAGACGCCCTTGAGCGGCGCGCCCGTGCAGGTGTTGAACCCGGATGACATCCGGCAAATGCGTGAAGAGGGCGTCATCCCGTGGACCGGAGCGCTGTTCCCTGGCGCTACGACCGCGACCTGGGAGAAGGTCGCCCGATTCCGCAGCTACACGGCCGAGTTCATCGACGGCGGCAAAGCGCTTCGCGTGGGGCTCCGGTGGACCACACGCTACACGATCGACGCGGCAACCTTTCAGGGCGGCTCGCCGACGCGGGTTGTCGTGCTGCCGATTAGCGTCGAGTATGTGACGCGCACGCGCACGCTGAACCTGTACCGCGCGTCCTGGACAACGGCACCGCCGAGCGGCTCGGACGCCACCGGCGCGGACATCGGCGGCACCTCGCTCCGGCAGCAGGACCAGGGCAGCACGATTCAAATCCCGCAGGTCGGCGTGCGCATGCGTGCCATGCAGGATGCAACCGTGACGGCCATGAACACGGCCGCTGCGACGCTCTCGAGCTACGCCGGATACAAGAATTCGGCGACCTTCCTCGGCTTCCCTGCGAACACGCTCATCTGCGAAGGCGTGTCGATTAGCGACGCGCAGGATGAGTTCTACGAGGTCGTGTTCGAGTTCTTGTACGACTACTTCTACCACCACGAGCAGGTGCCAATCTGCGACGCCGATGGCAAGCCGAAGCGCACCGCGGCCGGAGAACTTGCCGATGTCCGGTGGAAGCGCCTGCCGCGCTCGAGCGTGGATTTCAACCTGATCTTTGCGGGCGATACGCGCCTGAAGGCACGCGCCGAAACCGGGTGGTTTACATGAACATCGGACGCGGCGGCAACCTTTCCCGCGGCGAGGCCGACCTTGAGCGCGTCCGGCGCGTGCGCCTGGACGATGAAGCGGCCGTCGGCATGCTTGCCGTCATCACGGGCGCCACCGGCACGGCCGTGCCGTATCAATGGATTTACTCGTGGTCGGCCGCCGAGCTCGTGTCGGCAAGCCCGTATACGGCAGCGGCCAAGGGCACCGGCCTGCAAGGCGAGGCCGTGAGCATGTCGGAGATCTCGAACGGCGCAAAGGTCTCGTACGGTCTTACGGTCGCGAACCTTCCCGCGGGCTTTCAGCCCGTTAGAA